GAAATACAAAGACAACTTGAGGCTTGGGAAAAGGCAAAAGACCGGATTCATATAGTTGTATGAGATTCAAGCAATTCCTTGAAAACTTCATGGACGGCAGGAACCCTCAGGACAAGGGTGACATGGCCCGCCATGGTTTGAAAGGAAAATCAATTGCTCAACTAAAAAAGGTTAGGTCATCAGATACTGCATCGCCTCGCCAAAAACAACTTGCTCATTGGTTCATTAACATGAGGAGCAAAAAAAGTAGTTGACCTTTTAGAGCGCTATATGTATAATCAGCGATGTCGTCGCTCTGATAGGGTATTAGGATGTTGTGGATTGATATCAAGTATTGCAATCTTGCCTCTAGCAAGTTCCCTCGCTATAAGGTAAAGAAGCAAAAGCCATTTCAGGCTAACTTTCGCTGTGTCTACTGTGGCGACTCAAAGACTAATAAATATAAAGCTAGAGGTTATCTCTTAGAATATAAGGGATCTTTAGTATATCATTGTCATAACTGTGATATGTCAACGAGCTTCGACAATGCTCTAAAATTTGTCGACCCGGCTACGCATAAAGAATATGTTCTCGAGAAATATAAGGAGAGGGCTACGCAAGCCGTTACCTCCGTAGTTTCTGACAATGTGTTCCAACCTGATATGTCAAAGTTTGCTAAAAGGAGATATGAAAAGTTTGAACCGCTGAAAGAACTAAAGAAAGTATCTCAGCTACAGCCTGACCATATTGCAAAGAAGTATGTTGTTAGTAGGGCAATCCCCTCTGACAAACACTATCTACTTTACTACTGCCCAAAGTTCAAGGAGTTTACAAATAAGTTAATTCCTGGTAAGTTTGAGAACGTTGACAATGATAGTGGTAGGTTACTGATTCCATTAATTGACCGAGAGGGGACAATATTTGGATATCAGGGCAGGGCTTTAAATAATGACAAGATTAGATACATTACAATTGTTCTAGATGAGGCTAAGCCAAGATTGTTTGGCATTGATAGAATAGATACTAAGCAAGACATTGTTGTTGTAGAGGGTCCTATTGATTCCCTATTCCTACCAAATGCTATTGCTATGGCTGGTGGTGACAATGGTGATGTTGAGAAGCTTCAGCTTGATGATAAGTTAATTTTTTGTTTTGATAACGAACCAAGAAACCCTGACACCGTCAAGCGTATGAAAAAGATGATAGATAAAGGATACAGAGTAACTTTCTGGCCAGACAACATTAAAGAAAAAGATATTAATGATATGGTACTAAATGGGTTGAACCAAGAAGAGATTTCTGGTATAGTATACAGACAAGCAAAAAGAGGTATGCAAGCCTCATTAGAATTACAAAGATGGAAGAAATGTTTATGAATGAAGAAAAAGATACGAAAGTGTGGACAACACGAGTAGAGTGGGATGAAGAGATTGGTGACATGGTTATCCTATTCCCTACAGGCCTTTTAGAAGAGGTTGGTTGGAAAGAAGGAGATAATTTAGCATGGGTTGTTGACAACAATAGAACATGCATTATCAGCAAACTAAACACACCAGAGGGCTAAGATGAAATATCTCGATATCAATATTGACCTTTCAAGAGATGAGCTTTTTGATGACCATGGTATGAAGAGAATGAAGGAGTCTTATATGAAAGATTCCGAGCAATCTCCCCAGCATCGTTTTGCATTTGTCTCTTCTCAGTTTGCAAGTGATAGCAAACACGCGCAGCGTCTATATGACTATGCATCTAAGCATTGGCTATCATACTCAACACCTATTCTTTCTTATGGTAGAACTTCTAAGGGTCTACCAATCTCTTGTTTCTTAAACTACATGGACGATTCTTCACAAGGCCTTGTGGACACTTTATCAGAAACCAATTGGCTATCGATGCTTGGTGGCGGCGTTGGTATTGGTCTAGGTATCAGAGCAGCTGACGAAAAGTCAACCGGCATCATGCCGCATCTAAAGATCTATGATGCTTCTTGTCTAGCCTATCGTCAGGGTAGAACACGAAGAGGTTCATATGCTGCTTATCTTGATATCTCCCATCCTGATATTATTTCTTTCTTAGAGATGAGAAAGCCAACGGGTGACCAGAACATTCGTTGTTTGAATCTTCACCATGGTATTAACATCTCTGACAAGTTTATGAATCTTGTTGAAAAGAGTATGACTGATCCGTTGGCGGATGATACGTGGGAACTAATTGATCCATTCTCAAATGAGGTTAGGGAAAAGGTATCAGCAAGAGAGCTTTGGCAAAAGATTCTTGAACTAAGAATGATGACCGGTGAGCCATACCTTCACTTTATTGACACATCTAACAAGTATCTACCACAGTGGCTAAAGGACAAGGGCTTGACAGTTAAGCAATCAAACCTTTGTTCTGAAATTATTCTACCCACTGACAAAAAAAGAACAGCCGTGTGCTGTCTATCGTCTGTCAATCTTGAGTATTATGATGAGTGGAAAAATGAGAAGAGATTTCTTGAAGACATAGCAGAAATGCTTGACAATGTTCTTCAACACTTTATCGACAATGCTCCAAAGCCTGTTGCGAGAGCAATATACTCAGCAACAAGAGAGAGATCAATTGGCGTTGGTGCTCTAGGGTTCCATGCCTATCTACAAAAGAACATGCTTGCCTTTGAAGGTGCTATGGCTAAGTCAGCTAACCTAAGAATGTTTAAGCATATTAGAGAGAAGTTAAATGAAGCAAATAAAAAGTTGGGTGCTGAGCGTGGTGAGGCTCCAGATGCAGTGGGGACTGGGTTTCGCTTTAGCCATCTCATTGCCGTCGCTCCTAACGCTTCTAGTTCTATCATTATGGGAAACACATCTCCTTCGATAGAGCCATATAGAGCTAATGGCTTTAGACAAGACACGTTGTCTGGTGCTTACTTCTACCGCAACAAATACCTAAATGCATTATTTCGTTCTAAGGAATTGAGTGAAGATAAGTTGGCAGAGATATGGTCTTCAATTATTGCTAACGATGGTTCTGTACAACATTTGGATATTCTTGAGGAGCACGAAAAAGATGTATTTAAGACTGCAATGGAAATTGATCAGCGATGGATTATTGAGCATGCTGCCGACCGTCAACAATTCATTGACCAGGGTCAATCAGTTAATTTATTCTTTAGACCAAATGCTAATATCAAGTACATTCATGCTGTACACTTTATGGCATGGAAGCACGAACTAAAGACATTATACTACTGCCGCTCTGAGAAGATTGGAAAGGCTGATAAGGTTGCTAAAAAGATTGAGCGTGAAATTATTCAAGAGATTGATATTAAGGCTCTAACAGAAGGCAATGAATGTTTGGCTTGTGAAGGCTGATATGAAATTTGAAATAAGAAACGACTTTATTGGCGTCTTCAATGATGCTTATACCCAGAAGCAATGTGATGATTACATTCGCTTCTTTAAGAACGCCGAAAAGGCAGGGCTTGTTGTTAGCAGACAACACTCCGAGAATGTTTCGCCATTTTCAAAAGAAGATTTATCAACAACAGCCAATGGAACTCACTTATCACAATTTATGCTTGATAAGTATCCAGAACTCAATGATGTTTATATGCATTCAAATGAGTTTACTAAAGTCTTAATGGACTCTGCTTTGAAAGAATATTGTAGAGCATACCCAGGGCTTGCAGGGTTTCCCGATGCTGAAAAGAAGCTATCAATTCAAGATTCAAAAGTCCAAAAAACTTTGCCTGGTCAAGGGTACCACGTCTGGCACCACGAGCATGGTACTAGTGGCAGGTCACCTAGAAGATTGCTTGCATTTTCATTATTTCTAAATAATGTCCTTGATGGTGGTGAGACAGAGTTCTTATATCAGAAAGTTAGATTTAAACCAGTTATGGGCCAACTATTAATTTGGCCTGCTTATTTTACACACGCACATAGAGGCAACCAGCCACTAAGTGGAGAAAAGTACATAGTCACAGGGTGGATAGAAAAATGACAACAAAAGAATTAACACTTATGGATGAGAGAAGCTATTTTAAACCCTTCAATTATCCTTGGGCCTATGATGCGTGGTTAAAGCATGAGCAAAGCCACTGGCTCCACTCAGAAGTACCTATGGCAGAAGATGTGAAGGACTGGAAGCAAAAACTTAAGGAAAATGAAAAGAGCTTCCTGACACAAATCTTTAGATTCTTCACGCAGGGTGATATTGATGTGGCCGGCGGCTATATCAAAACCTACCTTCCATTCTTCCCTCAGCCAGAAATTAGAATGATGCTTGTTGGCTTTGCTGCAAGAGAGGCTCTCCATGTTGCAGCATACTCACATTTGATTGAAACACTTGGTATGTCAGAAGATACATACAATCAGTTCCTTGATTATCAGGCAATGAAGGATAAGCATGACTATCTAACAAAGTTTACAAAAAGTGATAAGAAGAGAATTGCACAGAACATTGCTGCATTCTCTGCCTTCACTGAAGGTATGCAATTGTTTAGCTCGTTTATCATGCTACTAAATTTCCCACGGCATGGCAAGATGAAAGGAATGGGTCAAATTATTACCTGGAGTATTGTTGATGAAACACAGCATGCTGAAGGTATGATTAAATTGTTCAGAACCTATATCGAAGAGAATAGGGAGTTGTGGAACGATGAACTCAAATCTGAAATATATACTATTGCAACTAAGATGGTCGAACTCGAAGATCAATTTATTGATTTGGCGTTCGAGGGGGGCGAGATGGAAAATCTTACTTCGGAAGACGTCAAGAAATATATCCGATACATTGCCGATCGCCGTCTCATATCACTGGGGATGAAGGGAATCTTTAAGGTAAAAAAGAATCCACTTCCTTGGGTTGAGGAGATGATTAATGCTCCTACCCACACAAACTTCTTTGAGAATAGAGCAACAGATTATGCAAAGGGTGCATTGACTGGTTCGTGGAAAGATGTCTGGGCCGCGTAATGTAAGACACGCATATATCATTTACATATCAAGAGAGGAATCTATTGAATATGCAAATGAATGTGCTCGGTCATGCAAAGATAACAATATTCCATATACATTATGGAAAGGTGTTGAGCAGGCAGATTCTTATAAGGCTTCTCAAGAAACTGGATTCACATTTAAGATGTCAAATTGCAGTGGTGAAATAGGATGCACTGCAAGCCATCTTAAACTTTGGAGAGTTATTGCAGAACAGCCACACGCATGCTGTGTGTTTGAACATGATGCTGTTGTCCGCCACGATTTTTTCAATGTAGAAATACCAGACGACAAGCTCGTGATGCTTGGTTATAGAGTTGGTAATAAAGATGACTATGTTCATCCTGGTGGTGAAACATCATTCATTGATATACCTAAATTTGAAGGCACCCACAGCTATTGCATCACGCCAAACATGGCAAAGTTGCTAATTAGTAAAATGGAAGGAGAGTATACTTCTAGATTTGGTGGCGTGGATACAACAATAGATGGTATATTATCAATCCAAGATAATATTGGTATTACTAAGTGCATAATGGACCCACCTCCTGTTGTTTGTGTTGTTGGTAATAGAGTTTCAACAATTCAAGGTCGGCCCGCAGATTATAACACTTCACTGAGTCCTGGCTTTATTAAAGGATTGAAGGAAGGTAAACAGCTAAGGGTGATGAACTGACGCATAAATAACCTTAAGAGGTTATTATGTGGCTATACAACGATAAAGAATTAACAGGTGAAGACATTGAGGGCTACTATGGGTTCATCTATGAGATAGAGAATCTAATTGACGGCCGACGTTATTTGGGCCGTAAGTACTTCACTAAAGCTGGTACTAAGCAAGTCAAGGGAAAGAAAAGAAAGACTCGTAAGGAGTCTGATTGGAGAGACTACTATGGGTCATCTCCGTACTTGCTTGAAGACATTGAAAGGCTTGGTAAAGAAAACTTTAAGAGAACAATTGTCAGGCTATGCAAGACGCGCGGCGAAACAAATTATTGGGAAGCAAAGCTACAATTTAAATTTGAAGTGTTAGAGTCAGATAAGTTTTACAACAGTAATATTTTGGTTAAGTTCACTAAGAGGAACATTGGATTATGAAAATAGGATTTACATGCTCTGCTTTTGATCTCTTCCATGCTGGCCATGTTATTATGTTGAGGGAAGCAAAGACCCAATGTGATTATTTAATTGTTGGCTTACAAACAGACCCAACAATCGATAGAAAGGAAAAAAATAAGCCAGTGCAAAGTGTATTTGAAAGATATGTTCAACTTCAGGCTTGTAAGTATGTGGATGAAATTGTTATGTACACAACAGAGAGTGATCTCTTGGATATTCTTCTATCGTATCCTATTGACGTTCGTATTCTTGGTAATGAATATGAGGGGAAAGACTTTACCGGTCGCTTTCAGTGTATTAACAAGAACATTGAGCTCTATTTCAATAAACGCGAGCATACCTTCTCCACAGCTGAACTTCGCGAAAGAGTGGTAGCTGCAGAGGCCGCTGAACGGCTGAAGAAAGTTGGGACTGTGTAACTTGTTGATTTTATTAGGAATTTAGTTGTTGACATAGACTAGTAATATCTGTATAATAACGCACAAATGGCACGCAATCTAATCCTCTTCACACCCAGAACAGGTAGCATGTATCTATCTGAGCTGCTGCGCCATACTACTAATAGTGTAAACTATGTAGAGCATTGGATAACTGCTCCTGGCCAGGAAGATATAACCTACATGTATATTGATGCCCGCAGCGCAAACAATATCAATCTACTCTACAAATATTATGGGGAAATACAAAAAAGAATAGAATTCTTCAATAAAACAAACAACTGGGTGGCAAAGGCAGCAACATTTTATGCTGGAGCAGCGTATTCAAAATTTGTTGACCGCTGTGTACATTCAAGCAATACTACTGTCTGGTTAACACACAGAGCAAATATTGTTGACCAATTTTTATCGTTTATCAATGCAACATACAGATTACAATATTTTAAAGAAGATCCTGGTGGATTTTTATACAATGAAAAAACAAAACATAATATATCTAATTACAAATATGTTGAGTGGCCAGATCAACAAGTTACTAAATTTTTAATTTCTTTTTTGCAAATGTTAATGTCCTGGCGACAGATTTACGATAGGTATAGAGGTAGAATCAATATAGTTTCTTATGATGAAAATATACTAACAAACGATTTTACAAAGTTTGGTATATCAGATGATGTGGTAAAGTCATATTACAGCAGTAACAAAAATATTCCACTTGTACCTACTCCCTATAATAGGCCTCTTTCAAATCAAAGAGTGTGGTCACAGTGCGTTGATATTCTGAGAGCCCACCAACATTTAGTTGAGATAAATCGATGATTGTTTATACAAATCCAAAGTTTAAGACAAAGAAGAAGCGCAAGGTTCGGGGCACGATTGCCAAGAAATATGATGCACGGAAATATATGGATGTCCGCTCTGTGTATGCGGCACCAGATCGCCGTCCTCTTCGTCCTGGGAGCGAGGTCGCTAGCACACTTCCTTCGTTGCAGCACACCTCATGTTGGACTTCAAGAAGTAGCGTAATGGACCCAATGTCTCTTGCCAAGGAGACTCCTGAAATTCAAGACGAAATCATTGCCAAGAGTAAGAGAATTGCTATTGCCTATAATAAAGGTGCGTATCAATATGTAACAGATGGTACAGACCCAAAGACACTTGGCAGCGGTGAGCGTCTGAGGAGAAGTTGATGAGTGATCTTGTTGTATTTACAAATAGATCTGGCAGCACCATGTTGTCTGATATACTTGCTTATGCAAACAAAAACATCAATCTTGGTGAGTTGCATAGTTGTGTAAGAATGTATAATTACAACACCCCTGAGAACAGGCAAACATCTTTATTTAAGCAGATGAGAACAAGCCTGACTGGCACATACTACAATGGGGAAACAAGAGGCGGCGCGCACATAGGGTATGGTAAGGCTCGCAATCAGAGAAATGATATAATTAAACAATCACAACATCAGTGGACAGCAAAAGAACAGACTGATAAGCAGTCTATAGATATAAATTTTATTGACTATTGTTGTAAGAATGGGGTCAACATTTACATGACCCACAGGCAAAATATTGTTGCTCAGTATATATCAATGATCAACGCAAGGTATAGAACAGAGCTTGCACCAAAGTCGCCAGAGTGGGCAAAGGATCATAGTACAAACGAAAGTCAGTTTATCTTCACAAACAAAGATGTTAACACTCGAGTGCAATATAATGAGGCAACTGTTTACTATTCTTGGCTTCACCTGTATACCAACATATTCATTGAACAACTAATGATGTGGAGGATTGTGTATGAGAAGTTCAAGCCGTATGTGAAGTTAGTTTCGTATGAAGACTGCATTGAGCCAATGGACTTTAGTAGCATTGGAATTTCTCAATCTGTAGTAAAGGAATACAAACTCGAGACAAAGCGTCTTGTACCAACGCCACATAATACTACGAAGATTATTGTTCAAGATGATCATAATGAATCTATTGTTAAGATTGGTGCATGGCAGCAGGCATTGTATTATGTTGATAGACACAAGTATCTAGTTGAGGTTTAATATGGAAACGCATCCACAAATTTTTCTCGTTATGGGATTACCTGGTTCCGGTAAGACAACATTTGCCACAAAGTTGGTAGAGCTACTCAGAGCTAACGACGAAAAAGT